AGTAATCAGCCTCAGTCCAAGTATTACTTGGGTTTGGCGCTAAAGTCCATGTTGTTGAAGGATCATCTGCATCAAGCCACTTGTACCGCGCCGAAACGCTTGTCGTAATGGCAATAGCAGACGTTCCAGAAAACAATCTCACCCTGTTATACGCTATATTTGGAGAAATTGAAATAGTTGCGCTTGCACGACCCACAACGTCAATTACGCCATTCGCAGTGAACACAAACGCAATGCTTGCCGAAGCACCTGATTGACGCACAGCCTGTGCGCTGACGCTAGTGGAAACACCAATCGCGGCAGACGCGCTGCCCTCTTCGATGCTAATGTTTTTGCCGTACAGATACGAGCCGTAAGTGTTGAGGCCGTAGCCGGGGCGGAAGCCGGGGATGACCTCGTACTTAACCGCGCTGACAGAAACAATGCCGCCAAGGGATACCGAAGCCGATGCGTTAACAATACGAATGGCAGTCGGCGGTGTTACCGATACAGCAATTGCGGCGGACGCAGATGCGTCAATAACCGTATCCGCAGAGGCAGTGACCGAAATGCCAACAGATGCACTAGCAGCGGCCTGTGTCGTCTCTGGCTCGCCAAAGAGACCCGAGCCGAATAAGCCAGTGTCATATGTTGAGCGCAAGCCCATTAGCTTGCCGTAATATCAAGGTCGCCTGTTGGGATACGGAACACATCGCCGTCATTAATGGCTTTGGCAGTATCAAGCGCGGAGTGGATAATCATGTTGCCGCCAGAGGAAGCGTCCATGATGCCAATCCAGCCAATCGTTCCCCAGTTGCCACCAACGGCGGCAGGAAACTCAATGGCAGATGTGTTTGTCGCCGTGTCGCCAGTGACGCTGAATGTCGCCGCTGTCCGGGCGTAATCAAAGCCAGAGACTTCAGTGCCAGCCGCACCAGTGTCAGTCGGGTCAGATGTGAAGAGGCCGACATACCAAGCTGTCGGGCGCGTGACGCTGTCAGTCGTTAGCAGATACTGCAACGTGTGCGTCTCAAAAGCGTTTGTTAGTGACATGGATTTCTCCGTTAGATATATCTGGCGCTAATATACACCAATTTTGCGTTAATAACTAGAGATAATAATTCTGCGACCAGAACCACCAAACCTAGTGTCATCAGATGCTTTTTGCAAAGAAGCCAAACCATTTTGATATAGCGCCGACCATGTTTGTGTTCTTGCATCATCAAGTAAGTATGGAGCGGATTGCATTAACGCACCGTATAGATAAACGTCAGGCTGATCTTGCAACAACCAATTAAAGGTTACGCTATCACTCAAATTTGGGATTTTTGCGTAGTAAGCAAGCTGCATGGGATATTCCGCAGCCGGAGTTGGGAACACTTCTATGGCACTGCCCATTTGCGTGTAATAGCGAGAAACGCCAGTTGTATCATTATTATTTTGACGCTTTTCGAGCATATCCTCTGGGCCAATGAAATCCAACTTAATTGTGGTTGACGCCGTAATGTTAAAACGCACAGTCTCCATCCAATCGTCTGGCACTTGCACATATCGGCTATCAAGCACAGCATCAACGCGCTCGATCATTTTGTAGTGCCGCAGCTTACGATTAATATCGGCCTCTGCCATCCGAATAAAATCAGGAATTGCCGCAACAGTATCCGCGTCTTCACGGTTTAACCAGCCAGCAATTGAGGTTTTAAGCTCTGAATAAGTTGAAAGTGCCATCTAACAGTCCCATGCTTTACGCGACCAATAATTAGCCGACAATTTGCTATTCTTGCCCTTTATACCACCAGAACGCGCACAATACGATGCTTTTCTACTTGGGGTACTTTTCTTGATAGACATATTGGGATCGCCAAAGTTAACCTTTTTAACTTCATTGCCCTCAACAGCTAAGACTTCAAACTTCTTAGGACCACCACGGCGCGGTTTATTTACTGCCGTGAACCCATGACGCTTTTTTGCAGCCGCTATCTTTTCCGCTTTTGTACGCATTACATTTGTTGCTCTTCGTTAGCACGTTTTTGCATTTCTAGTAAGGCTAGCAAGCCTCCGGGGGCCATAGCGCCGCTAAACAGCAATTTCTGCATTTGCCTAATCTTCTCTGCGCGGGTCATTCCGGGGATTTCATCATTATATTCAATTACCTCTGGCACGCCTTGACGCTTTAACTTGTCAATCGCTGCCGTGTTCCCTTGCGGGACTAAAGCTGCATCAAAGTCACGAAGTTGCGCAACTGACCTTGGCTTTGCCTCAAAGTACTCTGTCGGCATACCCTTAACTTCTTTTTTAAAGCCAGCCAGAACATCCCTAGCAGCAGACATTGCCTCGGGAGTTGCGTTTGCATAACTTACATTTTTGCCTCTGGCAAAATCTACAAGAAAATCCTGCGTTAAGGTATGGCTGCCGCCAAAATGTTTTTGAGCTAAGTCCTCAATGGCATAATAAACGTCACTGTTAAAAGATTCTTTAATGTCAGCCATATCATTATCAAGAGGCCGCAACAAATCTCTGCTAGCCTTTATCTCATCAAGACTTTTAAACTTGTCAGATGAAATTGCTCGAATAGCTCCGCCGCTAGATGTGTTTTCTGAACCAGCCTCAAATGCCTTGGCTTTATTCATACGCCTGTACGCTTCCTCAATGGTGTAAGGCTTTGGCTTCACCCTTTGGCCAGAAGGCGTGTACGGCTCCTCTGGATAGATCATACGCTGAACTTCGCCATAGTCAGACAAACCGCCGTAAGGCGCTAGTGCTTTTTCCGTGTCATACAGAGCCTCACCAGATTTTCTTTGAACCTCGTTAACGTAGTCACGAAATTGATCAAAATCTTTAGGATCAGCAATTTTGTTTGCTTTGCCAAACTGCGCGACACGCATCATATAGTCTTGGTCGTCAAAACCGCTTGTGCTGTCCATCCAGTTGCTACCCATATGCCCGAAGTCTGGGTCGCTCCTTAAAGCAGCTCTGGTTGCGTCCTCGTCTACAAAATCAATAAAGCCTTTATTCTGCCTGCCAGTGTAAGCATCATTTGGCCAAACAGGTAAATCGCGGCTGGGAGCAATCTTGCTTGGAGCAAGCAAGAGGCTAATGTCACCGTACTCTTCAAGAGGAAAGTTTGCGTTTGAAATAGCCAAAGACGGCATAGGTATGCCACCCATCTCTGCCGCCGCCATGACACCCTTTGTGTCAATGTTATGATGAGCTATGAGCGGGGCGTCCTCTTTCGTTAAAGGCTTCGGCTTCAACCGCACATTACCTAGCATTGAACCCATCGCATTAGGATCAACCTCAACCCGCTTGGCGGTATCAAGCATCTTTCTTGCACCGGCCTTTATGCCCTTTGCAGCCGCATCACCAATGCCGGGAATCAAACCGATAACCGTAGCGCCGCCCATAGCGCCGATAAGCGGCCAGTTTGGATTTTCGGATGTCGCCATATCCCATAATTCTTTTGCAGCTATCGCGTCTCCAAGAATAGGAGTCATTTCAGCTACAAATTTAGCAGCATCTCGCACCGTAACTTCAGGAAGATTGACGGCAAGCCTTTTACCCTCTGCCTCCCAGCCAGAAGCATTTGCAGGGTCCAACATATTCATTAAGTTTGGCTTAGAGTTTGTGTTACTAAGCTCAGAAAATATATCAGCCAATATTTAAGCCTTTGCTAAACACTTACCAGCCATTGCGCATTTACCGGGTGTTGGACAGCCTTTACATGG